GCGACATAAGTTGTAAATAATCAACAATAACAAAGTCTGGTTTGTATTGATCGATCTTTCCACGAATAATAGATGGGTTTAACTCTCCACCATTATCATTAGATATAATATGGAATTCTGGTTTACCTGCTACCTTATTTGCATGCCAGGTTTTAAGCATATCAAGTTCTACTTCTCCATTACTTAATTTACGATGAGACCAAATACCCTCACCCATAATTGCAAATACACGATTACGAACTTCTGTTTCAGACATTTCTAGTGAAATAATTAATGGAGACTTACCCTGTTTCCATGCCTGTACTGCAAAGTAAAGAGCCATCCAAGATTTACCAATTCCAGGATACGCAAGGAATACTCCAAGTTGACCTGGCATAATTCCAGAAGGTAGGTAACTATCAAACCCTGGAAGATTAGTTTTAATTCCAAGTTGACCAGTCTCTTTTTGCTCTTGAATTTTTTCATAATATGCAAGGGCAGAATCAAGATCTGTAGCATCAATATCACGTATGGTAGATGTATTTTTCTTTAACTCAGAAGTTTTTGTAATAAGACCGTTAAGGGCTTCTGACCCATTACCGCCCTGAACTTCTCCTGCTGCCGTTCTTAAAATATCCTTTAGGCTGTTATTTAAGTATTCGGTTTGTAATTCTTCAAGATGATGCTTAGTAGCACCTACACCTTCAACTGGCTGAAAGTCTCTAAATTTTTCAACAACCAAAGATACTGGTGGGACGGAACTGTTATTATCAAAATATAAACGAATAAAATTCCAAATGTCATTATGAGTTCTAAGAAGGTTTTCAACATTTGCCTGTAGTAAAACATGCATTTGTTTATCTTGTAGTAGTGCTGAAATAACTCTTGCTTCTGTGTTATTCACTGAGCCATCTCCTTGCTAGTTTTCGTCTTTCTATTCTTTCTAAATTATCTTGTTCAAAATCTTTTTTACCGTTAATAATTTTTTCTGCATTATATGCAAAGTAGTTCCAACTTGGTTCTTGAGCAATGCTAAAATAATATTCAAGTAAATCGTAGCAACCAGATATACCGTAAGACTCTATAAGAGCATCTGAAGCCCACTGCTCTACATTTAAGTTTAAAGATGGCTTTTGCTGATACTTTGCTGTATGAAACTTACTATATCTACTAAGCAAAGCCATGCGGTCTTTGCGTTCAGCCATTACTCTATTTCAGCAGCCTCTGCTTGAGCCTCTTTAATTTTTTCTGTTAGTCTGTCTTCAACAAACTTATACACACGCTCAAACGCTTGATCTGTATTTTCACCATCACGCTTAGAGTCAATAACTCCAAGATCAAGTCTTAATGACTGAAAATTACCTAGATTAAGTGTATAGCCTAAAGTTACTGATACTTTTGTATTTTCGTTTTCCATTTATCCACCCTGTTTTCTTTGTTTTTACAATTGTAGCATACTCTGTGCTGATTAGATATTCTCTGACCAAACTGGAATATACCGTCCATCTTCTGTTCTTGTATATGTAAGTATACCTTCTCCCATTCGCCTTGTCAATTCTTGGCTTGTAGGTGTACTATTATTTGTTATTAATCCATCTTTTCTTGGTTGCCCCATATGTATTGATCCTAAGATAGATCTAATTTCTCTAACATGATCTTCCGAATAATAAGATCTAATTTGCCATCCACGCTGTCCATTTAACCTAGCCCCAATCGGTACTGGAATAATTCCTTTTTTCATTAACTTTGGCATATATTTTCTATGACGATTAATTAACTTAGCAGTCTCAGCAACCGTATATGCCTTTTGTCTATTACGTCTAAAGTCTGTTCTTAAGCAAGTCTCAAGTCTATCTTTAGTAATATTATAAACAGTAACCATGCCAGTAGAACGAGAACTATGATGCAGCCTTACAAGGTCTCCGTTAAGAAACCAAATTTTTTTACTTCCCTTTACTACAGGGTCGTTATTGTATTGCTGGCTCTGGATTTTTCCCTTTGCAGTAACCATCTGCCCCTCTCACTTTCTGACGGAGGATGAAAAAAATTACGTGAACCACATAAAATACAAAACGTTTCTAAATGATCTATGGTACTATATTGTCTGTCTATAAACATACGACCATTACACCTTTTACAAAAAATCATACCCCACCTTTAATGTTAGTTTGGTATACCAAGAATAATTAAATTAATTGCTAAAGATAAGTCTCCAGAAGCATTAAATCTTACAATTCCTTCTACCCTTGATGTCGTAACTGTTTTTAAAATAACACTTACGTTTTGTCCTGCAGGAGTGTTTCCAATATTTACTGGTGTTGCTGTAGCAATGGGTTGGTATTTAAAATCGCTAGGAAAATCATATGAAAAGGTTTTTTCATTGCCTGCGCTTACTGTTGAGTTATTAGCAACTTCTACATATCCACCAATGAGTCTAGCCTCTGATGTTTTTACATTTTGTTTTCCAGCACTTATTGTGTCTACAGTAGTGTAGTTATATGTTGCCGAAGAAACCTCTGTTGATAATTTATTAACTGCATCAGCCAATTGATAGATGTATGGAACATCTAGTGGTTGACCTCTTTCTGGTAACGGTATTTTTGCCATGTATTCCTCCTATTTAATTATACCAAAGACTCTAAGCCAGAGTCGAAGATAACTAGTCCTGATTTTACTTCTTTTATAGATGAAGCAATTTGTATTTTAACATGAACAGATGTAGTGCCTGTATTTAAAAATGAATAACTGTGGATGCTTGTTGTTCCATGATAAGAAAAAGATCCTGAATCAAATTTAACAAATACATCATATGCTGGTCTATTTAATTCATCGCCCCAAACTGCAGTAATAATTGTTTCTGTAATTGATAATGCTCCACTAACCGATTGTACTGGTACGGAATTTGTGACAAACATTGGAGACCAATGTGAAGTTCTGTTCTTATCTTCTGAAATAATTCTATATCTAACTACATATCCAGTAGTGTTTGCGTCAACTGCTGGTAAGGAAGATTTTAGTATAATTGCTTTTTTAATAGCCATTAGGTTACACCAATAGAAAATCTAAATTCTACATAGTTGCTAGTATTAGGAGACTTAACTATTGTTTCTGCGTCATCATTTTTAATAATTGAATAACCTGTTAAACCATATAATGGATTAACTGTAGCAATATTTTCTAGTCTAAGAGCATCTAAAGCAATATAGTAATTTGATGATGGTACTGGTGTTGGTCCACTATCTTCAGAAAGTACGCAGGCATAAATTTTAACTACAGTTACAGCATCCCAAGTAAAGTTTGCGCTTGTATATAATTCTTGTAGTTGTTTAGAAACTACAAAATATCTATTTGTTTCAAAATCTGCAATTGAGTTTTCTAAGTTTCCAGAACTTCCATGATTTATTTCTGCTTCAAACCTTGCAAACTCTCCACTACCAGCATCTGTTGATGCAAAGTCAACTAAAATTCTTATAGTTTCTGGAATCGCTGTTGAATTTCCATTTTTACTTATTAAAGAAAATGCTAATCTTAATTCATCTATTGGAGAGTTTCTACTAAAATCAATATTTGCTCCAGTTAAATGTATATGGTTTGATCCAGGCTCAATAATAAAATGATCTAGTGTTGGACCACTATCTTCACTTAGTGAAATATCTGAATCATCACCTTGTATTAAAATAATATTATTTAAAAATCTACATCTTTCATATCTTGATGCACGAGAAGTTTTATAAAATATAGAGTTATCGGCATTTGTTTGAAACACAGAATCTACTACAGCAATAACGTTATCATCTTCTGGATCGTCTAATGGCTCGGTTATAATATCAATTGCAGATGCTGCAGAAGCAGTGTGGTGTTGCCAATTCTCTCCATTAGTAAAAGCAAATACAGTCTTACTGTCGTATGCTCCAGCAGAAGGGTTAGATCCTGCTGAGTATAAACCTACTTCAGATATTTCATATCTTTCTTCTGTTGGTAGTTCTGCTGTTAATACAATTTTATTAATACCGTTTTCACTAACAAACCCTCTAGATGAAATTGGAACACGAAACATCTCAAAATCTAGATTTTCTTTTGTAGCAAAATCATTTGCCACATCGCCAGTTGTTAGGGGTGTAGGACCACAGCCAACAGCAAGGAAAGAAGCATAGGCTGGAGCCTGTCCAAGCATATACTTACCTATAATAGTCTTACCAGTATTAGTTATCAAGAGTTTGATTCTCCAAATTCCGCTTCATATATTGTACCACTTATGGTTATTTCTATTTGAACTTGCTCATCAACCTCAAGATTAACAGCCTCAACAATTATATTTCCTGTATCGCTATCTAAATAAACATATGCTCCAGCAGGTCCAGTTCCTGAATCTGGTACTTTATTTTCAAGTTTTATTGAAAAATTAGCAAAATATTTATCTGAAGTAGACTGCAGACTTAAAATGTTATTAGGATTATATTGTTGTTGAATTGAAGAAAGATTTTTAATTGGCTGGTAAATAACTTGTTGACCATTGACAATATCATTACGAGCAATATTAATTAATTCATGACCACCAATATTTTCAAATATAAGGTCTGTCATTACCTCTATTGGAACAGACTCTTCATCAAATAAAACAGTATCTATTGGCGCAGTTTTAACTGGTGCTGCTACTATTGGAGTAGCCACAGATGCTGTTGGTGTTGATATAGGAATTGCAGAAGGTGTTATTGGCTCAGGTGTTGGCTGTTGTTGTTCTGGTACTTCAATAATTGGCTCTTCTACTGGAAGTGCTGTTTCTAATGGATTGCCCCTCCCAGGAATTTTAACTGTAGTTCCTGAAAAAATTAAATTTCCACCTTCATACCTTGGATTTTCTGTAAACTTGGGATTTGCATCAAGAATTTCTTGTACTGTTATGCCAGCCTCTCTAGCAATTGATGATAAAGTATCTCCTCTTGAAACTGTAACAGTTGTAGGCGTTGTCGATGAATTACCACCAAATTCACTAAAATAAGCCCCTGGCTCATATGGAGCCATATTACACCTCGCTTAAATATGCTGTCATGTTTGGTCCAGTCGTGTTTCTAGAATACTCAATATTATATACTACAAAACGACTTGAATCTGATGTTACCAAATCTAGACCAGAAGAATCTTTATAGTCAACGGTTACAAGGTCTCCTAGTTGTAATGTTGGAATTGAAAATAAATTTACACCAACAGATTTTTTAGGATGCATAACTTTATTTATAATCCATCCCATAAGTGCTTGAGCATCATCATCTGTTTGAATATACAAACTATCAATTGAAAACTCATTCTTACCATAAATCATTCTGCTTTGTCTTATTTCGTCATATTTTGTTTTTTCAACAAGTGGAGAAAATACTAAAGCATTTCCCTTGAATTCTGGATCAGCAAGATTTCCACGTTTTTTAAAATACTCATCAACAGTTAACTCGTGAGTTGTATCTTGCGTAAATGTTACACCTTGAATTCTTAAAAAGTTTCCACTTGTTTCGTCAAGATTTATTGCAGTATCTGTTGCATTAAATATTAAAAATTCTGCACCATAAGAGTCTGCCAAAAATCCAGAAGTCGTATAACCTTTAATTCTATTAAACGTGGGAGACAATTGAGCATATAAAGCAGGATATGCACGATCATATCTAACATCAAAATAAGCACACTCTCTCATAATAGATCCAAATTCTTCAAAATACATGTCATATCTTGGTGGCTCTTGTGCACTAACTCCAGATAAATATGTTGATTGAAGTATTCCACTCATTGCGTATTTTCTAAAAGATTCATTGGCATTAATTTTACCCTCAGAAAGTGCTGCAGACAAAGTATCTCCAACAACAGCAACAGTATTCTGAGAATAATTTTCTGACAATGCATAAATGTTTTCAAACATACATCTTGATGAACCACGAGTAAATAAAGCCATATTGTTATAAATTGGAAGTGGGTCTGGGTCATCAACAATTTTAATTAATTTGTTATTGATGTATAAGAAAAATCTACGAGCCTTACCAATATCTTGATACTCTACTGCTAGATCATATACAGTTGGATTTTCTTCTCCAGCCATTCTATACTGACCAGTAAATCTACCATCATCAACAATAATCTTAGATAAGCCACCCCAAAGTTTAATTGGAATTGCGTTATTGCTAGAAGATTCTTTTTTAACTTTATAAAAAACAATGTTATTAATAGATTTTTCAGCATTTCCTTTTGTATCTACCTTTAAATATGAATTAATATTATCTTCTGTTAGTGCAATAATTTCAAAATAATATCCATTATTTGTTTCTGGATTAAGTAATACTGCCAAACCACCAGATCCTCCACCAATGCTTACATTTTGATCTGGCTGTATTCCAGATGTTTGATAATAGGTTGTACTGCCAATAGGGGTTTGTGTTCTACTTGTGTTATTTTCAATTTTACCAACAATTCTTATTCTAGTGCCAAAATGTTTATATGCACTATTTAAATTTTTATATACATAAGAAACAAAGTTTAACGGATTAAATGTAGGTGCTGGTGCAGGACCATTCATTACAAATGCAGAAGATTGTATGGTTCCACTTTGAGTACTTTTTAAATTATTAACTTGTGTTTCAGTTAAATAGTTGGTAGCCATAAAGTTTTTAATAATGCCATTACGAGTAGTCTGTCTAGCCAAAACATTATTTACTCCAGCAGCGCCAACTGTAGTTGCTGGATATGTAACATCTGAATCTAATTGCGTTGTAAACATATATTGAGATTGCATTTCACAACCACGAACATTATCATTATTAGACCAATGTGCATCTATGCCAGCGGTATGAGATGTTATTGTTGTGCCAAATTGTGCACGACCATGATCCACTACTGCTCCATTTTGTAGTCTTTCAATTCCATCTACCGTTTCATAGTATGGAGTAGCATATATACGAACTACACCTGTTGGATATATTTTTCCATTAAAAGGTAGTGATGAAAAATATTTTTGATATTCTTGATTACTGCTAATAAAAACATTTCCAATGCCAGTTATATTAAATTCGACAGCATCATATTTCATTACTTCTGCATTAGAATAAAAATATCCTTGATATCTTGTTAACCAATAAACATTTTCTCCTAAATCAAGAAGATTATTTGTTACTAAATGATTTACAACTGTGGGTGGGGTAGCAGGCAAATCAGAGTTAAGTGGCATTGCTCCTAAAACATAACTACTTTGTTTTGAAGCAACTTCATTTATAGTTTTTGTATTTTCTGTTCCAGAAACTTCCCATAATAATGCTGGCTTATAAATCCAAGTTTTATCTTTATCAATCATGCTTGATTGTTTTATTGATCCATATGATCTTTGAATATATCTACTTGTATAGTTAATCTTTCCATCATTATAGATTTTTTTATCTTGAGATGCAATCGATAAAATATTTGGCAAATTTCCAGATGTTGCATTTTCAATAACACCAGTATCGCTTTGATTATTTGAACCAGATAGTATAAAATCTGTGCTTCTTTGATCCTCTGTTGGCATTAAATAGTCTTTACTCATTACGATAAAATTATTATATTCGTCAAAGAACATTGCTGTTTGTGTAGCCAGCGCAAGTTGATTTAAAACTTGTGCTACGTTTTGATCTGGAGCAACAAAAAAATATGGGATTATTGGATCAGACTCATTATCAACTCTTCTAAAAACATAGTTAGTAAAACCAATATAATCTAGTAAAGTTGCAATAGCATAACTTAAAGATGTTTGTGTCGTTAAAAGTCTAGGTGCTGGCATAGATTCTAAAAAGAAAAAGAAATCTCTTAAATTAAGAGATAGCGTTGCTCCAGTAACATCTGCCTGTGGGAACCCCTCAGAGTACAAAGTTTTAATTGGAATATAATAGTCAAACCCTTCAACATCAAGAACAATTTCATGAAACGTAAACTTTATATTTTTTCTAATATAGTTTGCAATAATGCTTGATGTGTTTTGATTATTAAAGGCTTGATCGTCATCAAATAAAGATAGTTGACCGTTTGAAACAAGTAACTGTCCAACTGGCAAAGATGTAATTCCAATATCAGACAATGTTTTAGTAATTCTAAAATCAACAACTTTATCTGAAATATCAACAACTAATCTAGGAGACATTTCAATAAGATCAAAGGTAGAATCAAACTTGTTCATAACATCGACTACAACTCTTATGCCACGAATATAGGCAAAATCACGATAGGTTGTTCCACCCTCTGTATCATTATTAAATGATGCAGGGGATGTTAAATCACTAATAAAATTTGTATTTTTATCTATTGTCTCAGACCCTAGTTTCCATCCATACTCTGGTGAAAATGTTGAGTAATCTCCATTAGTCCATATATAGAATGTTCCTCTATCCCCCTCGTTTTCTATAATTAAGTAGGCGTAACCTTCTACACTTGACTCAGGCAAAAGGGTATCAGAAGAAAGAGTATCTGCAAAAATAAAAGATAACAGATATTCTTCTGGTATTTTTAACCCATACTCTAACTCAACATATCCATCTGAACTTATAATAGGGTCGCCAGATTCACGTAGGTCATTTTCTCTAAAGGAATAAGCATCAACCCAATTATCACCTTGCAAATGTTGAATTTTCCATCTAGATGGTGTTGTCTTATTAGCATCTCCAAATAGTGGATCTGTAACTGATGAGGTTTGTGTTGTGAATGGTCCTAAATCTACATCTCCAACATTTGTTTGCATTTTTATAACAATGCGATTGGTTGGAACATTTTCTTTATACACTACAAATGGCACTGTATCATCTATGTAATATAAACCATTAGAAATGTTTTTAGCAATACCTCGCTCAGTATTTCCTTCTGTTCTGTAAGAAGTCCAATATTTAAACTGATCATATCTAGATGGCATATAATATCTTGGTCTTTGTGCCAAGGATGCGCCTGAATTTGAAAAAGATTTATTGTTAAAAAATGCTGCTTTGTTAATTCCAGATCTTGGTCTAAATGGATTTAAACAATCTTCTAATGAATAAATCATTTTTAGTTTATCTTTTGTTGATGTAAATGCTTGTGGAATATTGTTATTATCAAACCCTCCATCAATAACTACATCAGCATCTGTAGCCCCAGTATAGTAATTACCAGCATCTAAGGAATCAAATTCGTTAGGTAATGTAAAATATTGAGATGTACTATCTGTTGGACGATATCTATAGTTTCCTAGTTTAAAAATATTATCTGGCATATTTAAATTCCACTCAGCCAAAACAAGTGATTGCAACTTAACTGTTGCAGATGTTTCTAGGTGTGTCTTTAACTCTTCTCCGACAAACACTCTAGACCTCTTCCAGTGTTACCGAAATATTCCAAAGATCGTGATTACTTCCACCACGCTTTACGACTGAGTAACTAAAATCTGAAATATAAACTTGCATAATTTGATTATATTGTGCAAGATGTCCATATGAATCATTTACAATTTCTCCATCGACTGCAAAATTATTATATTTGTCATATGCTAAATACATCCAGAATGGACCTTGATGGCTTTCATACCACTCAAGTAAGTCTCCTCCACCTGCACCACCATCAGATGTAAATTCACCACTGGTATTTTTATAAGTAGATGTTCCAGTTGAATTAAAGGCTGGGTCTTGATAATATGCTCTTGATGGAAGGTTTGTCCAAGATACGGACATATTTAATTTATCCGCAATATGATAAGACCTCATCCTACCATTAATTGTTCTTTGACGTTGTTCTATTCTTATTGGATTAAATTGCAATTCCCCTCGATTATGATCAGAAAGTATTAAGAACTGATCTATAAGGCTCTCATTGGTCTCTGCTGGGACTGTAGCGCCAACTTCATAGCCTGTTGGTACATAAACTCCACCCTCAAGCGTTCCTGCGTTCTCAGACCAAAGGATGGCTTGTGGGCGTTGATACCTACGTCGTCCAGTTAAATATGCGGCGGTAGCCATTATTTTTGTCCTCTAATTCTTTGAGCATCAATATATTTAATTTGACCAATTACAGCCCTAGCAATATCGTTAGGGTTTGCATTTGACTGTGGAACACTAATACCTACATTATAATTATACACTCTGTTGGAGTTGTCGCTGACAGATAAATTACTAGATGCAGGCTGTTGACCTCCATATGATGAACCAATCATTGATGGATATTTAGATTCATTTAACATTGAAAGCAATGGACCAAACTCTTGACTTGCTTTTTTGTTCATTACAAATTCTCCAGGAGTTAACATTGTTGGAATGGTGTCAGAACCAATTGCCCTACCGCCAAAAGCCATGGCTTTAACTATTCCCATTCCGCCTCTAGTGCCAGAAGATATTGCTCCTCCATACATCCTTGTTCCAACCCTTATTCCCTGAAGTGGATCATAGTTATAAATTGGAGATTTTGATGGATCAGTTTTTGGATCAGTTAATGCTGCGCCTGAACCAGTAACATAATTTGTAGTAATTGTAATTACTTTAGATTTAATTGCATCCCAATCTTTAAAGATTTGTGAAGTTAAAGCGCTTGCTTTTTTTAATCCTATTTCAGTTAAATCAATGGCAGAATTTGCTGCTTCTACTCTAACCTTAACTGCATCCCATTCAGTTTGTGTTTTTCCAAGATATTTAATTCCACTAACTATAGAGTCAGTTTGTTTGTTATATTCATCCAAGGCTAGTTTTGCTTTATCTATAATTGCTTGAGCGGGAATTAAAGAATTTTGCTTAATTGAATAAATACCTTCTTCAAGTGTATAGTTCTTATCTTGCAGAACAGTAATTTCATTTTGTACAATTTTCCTTTGTTGCTCAAGTAAAAATGTTTGTTGACCAATTTGATATGTTCTAGCCTCAATTTGATCCTTTGTCATTCCTCCAGCAGAAACTCCTGCAAGTGCTTGTTGACGAGATGCTTCAAGTCCTTTTATTTGTTGCTCTATTCGAGATGCCGCTGCTTGGGCTCTAGCATCTTGGACTGCCGCTGCAGCGGCTGCAATGTCTCCAGAAGTTAACGCATCAGCAATTGTTAATCTTGACTTTTCTTGACCTGCAATTTCTTGATTAATAGATGATATTTTTTCAAGTGCATCAACTTGTTTGTCGTATTGACTATTAATGGCATCTTCTTGTTTACGAATAATTTCAAGATTATTTCCTAAAATTGTTGATTCGTCTTGTAGTTTTTGTATTGGTCTATCGTATTCAAGTTCAATTCTACGATTTAATAAATCAACTTGACGTTGATTAATATCAATTACTGATTGCTCTGCATCAATTCTTTTTTGCGCTGCATCTACTGCTCCCTGTGCGGTATCAATTTGAGCCTGATATAAGTCTGCTTGAGATTTTCTATTCTGTTTGATTAATGCTTCTTGAGCATTAAAGAAATTACTAATAACTGAAAGTCTTTTGTCTGCCTCTTGTTGAGAAGTTTCTGAATCACCTAAATCTTCAAATGGATTTGTTGTACCGTTTAAACCTTTCCAAACTTGTTGTACTCCTTTTATTGCATCTTTATATTTATTTATAGTTTCAACTGCTTGTCTACGTTCCATTGAGTCAGAGCCTTTATTTTGAAGTGCAAGCATTGCATTAATTAAACTTGCAGTTGCTGCTACTCCTGCAGCCTGCCCCTGAAGTAGTAATAATTGATATGAAACGTTACTAATTCCCTGTGCAGATTTGACAAGGTCTTCTGGCAGATTTTTCATAAGATTAGTTAGTAAAGCAATAGATTGTGGTTGTGGCATATTTTTTATACTATTTGAAATTAATTCAAATGCAGAACTAAATTGTTTAGCATCAATTACGCCAGATTCAAGTTGTGCACTTAATCCAATAATATTTGCACTAATTGCTTTAGATGCAAAGTCTATACTCTTTTTTGCTTCATCTCCTAATTCAGTAAATGGTTTAACAATTACTTGTCCATTTTCTACAATTCTATAAAATGTTGTTTTCATTCCTTTATTAAAGGTAGTGCCTATTGAATCTGTTAACATTTTTATATTTGTATTAAGTTGTTGCTGCCCTGCCTCAGTTGTAAGATCAATATTTTTTAAATCTATCTTAACACTTGTCTTATTTGCTTCTAACTGAAGTGCTTTTATAATATTATCTATTTGATCACTTGCAAAACCACTACCTTTTAGTTGAATAGCAATTGATTCAAAAATAAGTTTTGCTTGTTCTTTTGTAGCATCCCTTAATACAGAAATATCGTTTTTAAATTGTTTTTTAAATTCTTCATTTTGACGCAAACCTTCAATTTGAGATCTTTGTTGTGTTCCTACTTGTATATCTGTTTTTTGTGTTTTTAATCTTTCAAAAGGAGATTGTTTTATAGAAACTCCAAAAAAGTCTCCTAGAGTTTTTAATTTATTTCCAGTTAATGTTGCGGCATCTCCAAGACCTTCAATTTTTAATCTTTCTTTTTCTCTTGCATTATTTAATAATTTAACTCCAACCGCTAAAGCAGTTAAACCAATGGCAATAACACCAAATTTTAGTTTACCTATTCCAGATAAAAATGCTTTAAGTGGTGCTGGAAGTATATTTAATATAGTTGAAAGTGCAAATGCAACTCCACTAAGTTGAAAAACAATACCAGAAAGTTTTCCTAAATTTCCACCTGCCATAGAAGCAACTCCAGCAAGGGATGTAAGGGCAAATGTTCCACCCATAATTTTGTTATTAAGTGCTCCTAATCTTTGATTAGATAACTCTATGTTTTTTGCTTGTTGTTTAATTTTATTATTAATTTCTGGACTCATTGGTGCATTTGCTGCAACCTGTCCAACTGTTGGCGCTCCTTGAGGTCTTGTTGCTCTTCTTGTTCCCCTTTGTGTACCGCCAACTGCAGCATTAGATAAATTACTTCCTGCTCTTGCTACATCATCTTGTCTATCTGCCATTCCAACTTCAAGACCACGAGCAATATCTTGTCCAATTTTTCTTGTTCTTCTAGATGGAGATGCTACTTGCGCTTCTCTTTCTGTAGCAGTAATTGCAGATCTTGCACTTTTTATTCCCATTGCTTCTAAAATAGCAGCATCTTGTTTGTCATATTTTGCTTGCTGTCCCGCTCTAACTCCAGCAATCATATTTGCACCGCCACCAGTACCTGCAGTCTGTGCCCTTATTTTGTCAATTGGTGTTAAAGATTGTTGCCCTTGATTAAATCCTTGTTTTTGTAATTGTGATAGCAAAGTTTGTGACTTGTAAGAAGTCATTCCTTGTTCATATCCAAATGCTTGTGATTGAACTTTTCTTGATAAGCCTATTCTCTGTCCACGATCTCCACGATTAATTTCTCCACCAAAAGCACCTATAGTTGTTATTTGTTTTTTTATTTTTGGTAAAGATTCTTTAAATGCTTGAGTTGTTGCTTGTGTCATTGTTTTTTGTAAAGCATTCTCTACAGCATTGTAAAATTCTGGATCTGAAACAGCCTTTGAACCTGCTAAAGATAATTCTTTTCCTATATTTTTACCAAATAAAATTACATCTTGTTTTACTGCTGGATCAGATGCTGCTGAAGGCAAAAGGCTTGTTATACTTTTATATATTCTTGATGTAGCCAATTCTGCATTTTGTTCAAAGAATTGTCCACCTTCTGTGCCAGACATTTTTCCTTTATTTAGTTTTTCAGGAGCAACAAATCCAAAATTAGTAAACGCTTTTACTCTTGTTGCCTGTGCAAGATTTCTACTTACTGACTGAGAAACTGCAGATGCTAGTTGTTGAATTTCTTGCTGACCAAGATTTCTACCAGATGCTCCATGAGCAAACACCATTCCTTTTGCACTAGATGTTTCTCTGCCTTCTTGATATCCAGGAATATTATCTGCAATCATTCCTTTAATTAATCCAGAATATTTTTTTGTCATGTCTGCTGGAATAACTGATTCTCCTGGAGAAAGCATTGCTGGTACTACATCTCCCGCTCCTTTTGGTCCAGGAACTGAAACAATACCGCTTGCAAATTTCCTAGCACCTCTTCCTGGCATCATCATTCCAGGATTATTAAGCATGAATGACTGACCTGCTTTTGTAGCACTTTGATATGCAGCAATTAGTTGTTGAAGTGCTGCTGCTTCAGCAGTAAAACTTTGTGTTAATTTTGCATGTGATTGATCTAACGAGTGTGCTGCTGCCGCTGCTTCAAGTTGTTCTGTATTTAAATATTGAGTTTGTTCTCCAAGAATTTGAGATTGACCAGTTAACCTTAAGTACCCTTGACGCAATATCATTGCACCCTTTACTGCGTTAGCAAATAGGTTAGCCAATAGACCAAATGTCATTAAAAATATAGGTCCTACAGCACCAATTCCTACTGTTAATACTGTAATTAATCTTTTAGTTCCTGCTGAAAGATTTCCAAATTTTTCTAATACTCCACCAACAAATTCAAGTATTGGTGTTGCTGCTTCTAAAAATGCTTGACCTACTGGAATAAGTGCTACCTTTAAATCTTCTACACTCTTTCTAAATTTATTCATTGCAGAATCTGCGGTCATACCTAATTCTTTTTCAGATAAAGCAGAAAGTTGTTCTACTGATGAATTGGCTAAATCAAGAACACGAGCAGCCTGATTGCCATCTTTTGCTACGTTGGCAAATAAAGTTGACAAACGTGCAAATTGGAATTTACCAAACATCTGTTCAATAGCCTGTGCTCTATTTAATGGATCTAATTGATTAAGTGCTGTTGCAAATTCTATTACTGTTGCTTTAAGATCACCCTTATTTTTTACAACAATTTCTCTTGCATTTATTCCAAATTTAGCAAGCATGTCAGATGCTTTACCAGTTGGATTAATAAGTGCAGCAAGACCAGACTTTAAGGCGTTAGCACCTTCTGATGCATTAATTCCGCCCTCTTTCATGGCTGCAATAAAGAATGTTAAATCTTTAACATTTCCACCAAGTTGTTGAATTACTGGTGCAACTTTTGGAATAGCAGTAGTAATATCGTCAAGAGATACAACGGTCTGGTTTTCTACTGCGTTAAGAAAGTTAATTGAATCTGCAAGTTTTTCAGATGACATACCAAAAGCATTTTGTAATGAAATGGTTGTCTCAAGAGCCTTCTGGCTATCAATTTGACCAAGAACAGAAAGACGGGTTGCTTCTGTTGTTTGACGCTGTAAATCTAAACCTTGAAAACCCGCTGCGGCTGCTTCTGCTGCCAAACCTACTGTCTGAGAAACTGAAATACCATACTTGGTAAATTGTTTTCCAAGTTCTGTTATGTTATCTAATGCTTTTTGGGTTTCAGCCTTTGGTGTAAATAAGTCTCCATAGACCTTTTTAAACTTGAGCGCTTGGGCTTCCATTTCCATAAATGTTTTTGTAGCCGCACTGCCTACAATGGATAATGGTATTGTAAAACCAACCATTAACTGGCGACCAGCCCATTGAGTATTCTTACCAAAATTTAATAGATTGGTAGATCCTTGTTTCATTAACTGATTGAACAGTGCTTGCTTTTGTGCTGCTAAGGCTGTTTTTGTACCAAGATCTTGCATATTAAGGGCGGTAGGTCTAACGGCAATTGCTTCCATTGCTCCGCTAGCATTACGACCTAGTTTAATGTATTGTGTTTGTAGTGTTTTTACACGTTCTTCTGCCACCCTGCCAATTGTGTCAAACTCTGATTTAAATAATTTACCAAATGTTTTTGTAGATGCACCAGCATAGCGGAAATACTCCCGCATTGAAAACTTGTTTTTTTCTAAAGAGTTTGTAAATGTTTCTGCAGTTGTTCTTACAGTTTTAAGTTCTGCAGAAAAAGCCCCAATAGAGTTAATACTACCAATGAGGTTTTTCTGCAGAGACCTTTGAGCAAGTGCTGCTGATTCGCTAGATTTAGCGATTGAGGTGTGAAACTGAGATATTTGTCTTTGTAAAGATTTTAACTGTGCTAACGCTTCAGACGTATCTATACTGACGCCAATATTAGCATTAACATCAGCCATTTATCACACCTTCTCTAATATATAGTTATTCCTGTGGACTAAGAATGTCTGTAACAGATGACAAATTAATGCCAGATGCTGCTTCAACAATTTTGTACACAGTTGGAAGATCAAGTAAATCTTCTAATTTTTGAATGTCTGTAGCCAATTCTGGCTTGTATTGCTCCATGGCAATCTGTACACATTCAACTAGCAGAGTCATTGATTTTTCATTATCCTCTGCAACCTTAGCCACCCCTTCAAACTTCTTCATAAATGGACGAAGAAGAGAGATTTTTAAAGGGCGAACTGTTATTTTTGTTCCATCAATGAGTGTGACTTGTTCAGCCTCATACGTGGTTGTCGCCATTATTTCCTCCTATAGGTTATGTCAATTATAGCATAGAACGCTTATTTTGTTAGATCTTCATAGTCAAGACCCATGCCTATACCAAACCCTGCTTTCTGTGCATTTTGACCTTGCAAAGATATAATATCATTGCTATCATTACTTTGTCCGTTACTAAATACTCTTGCTTTCATATCTTCCCATTCTTTTTGTCCCCTCTCAGGTCCAGACTGTTTATCTAGGTCTACGCCCTGAATTGCAGCCAAAAACTTTTTTTCTGTATAGTCTAGTTCTCTACTTACCTCTAGGGTTGCCATTAACTCTGGCATTGATAAGGATGTTTCTAGTTCTTGATAGTCTTTCCAAATACCCAGCAAAAATACCTCAGACTCTAATTTTGCAAGATCTAAGTCATTCCAGGTTTCACCGCTATCAATTGCCTGATCTTTTACTGGTGTTTCAGATTTTTTATTAATTCTAATGCCAGCAGACGTATCTAAGATTTTATATATTGTTGGCATATCCACATTGTCTTCTACTTCTTTAGTGGTATTAGATATTAAAGGATAGTACTGTTTCATACAAATTCTCACACACTCTACTAATACTGCTATTGCTTCGTCATCATCTTTTGTATTTTTAATATTTTCAAATGCCGTCATAAAATCACGAAGGTATTTAATTTTTAATGGTATTATTTGTAATTCTGTTCCATCAAATAAATACACCGTTTGAGTGTTGTATATAGTAGTAGCCATAGAACTTCCATTTTACCACAAACTACCCCAAACAACAAAAAACCCACCTAGTTAAAGGTGGGTCTTGAGTTAATCTAAATTTAGATTATGATTGTCCAAAGGTACGATCAATGATCTTACCATAAGAACCTGAAGCATCTTCAGGAAGAAGACGGAATGAAACTTCAAACATTGAAGGCTCATCACGTTTTGCTGACACAGTTACGTTCTCAATTGATAGAGCACGATATGCTGCGTAGATGCGTTCTTTGTCCGCAAATGTTGCTGGATCACCAGATCCTGGACCAACAGCAACGATTCCTCGTTCTACTGGAACATCTCCAATGTCTCCTGCACTCAGGTTAAGTGTTTGACCTGTAGATGCATTTTTATTTCCTGTAAGTTTGCTATCAGAGTATGCTAATGCT